CAGATACCCAGAGTAACCAATCCATTGCACCTTCAATCGGTGCAATTTTATGAGATAGTATACTGTGCTTATTAAATCATTTGTTTTTTGAGCTAACATCTTATAATTTCTAGTGCAAAACCATACTGTGGTAAAAATGCTTAATGTGAAAAATATAATTCTTGTCAACAAACTATAGGTGGTATCCTTATAAAATTCATTTTCGTAATTCTGCAGTTCTACACACTTACATTTATTTTCAACATAATAGCATTTCTTACAAACATTGTTTTGACGTAATACATCAATTGAAGCTCCCATTTGATCTTGCTCTTTTTCATGCTTGATACTCTCTTTACCGAACCAAACTAAAAATTCATCAATATTATTAAATTGGCAAATTTCTCTCAAGATTGCTTGATTATTATCAAGGTGGTTTGCTTCAACTTTTTTCACTACAATGTTCCATAAATCTGGATATTGTCCTACAGTAGTGGTTGGTACTTTACTAGAATCCAACATCTCTCGTGAATCATCTCTTCCATATTCATGTTTAACTGTGAGATTTATAACAAATGGAAATCTGCGTTGCACTGCCAATGGGCAACTAAAATAATGTGGAGCATTAATATCCTCTGAGTTGGTTGTAGCTAAAAATAGATTACAGCGCATGGGTACATTCCCCTTGTCCTGCAACTCAGCCTGTGGAGTAACATAAACAACATTATTTCTTATTTTGATCACTTCCATTACGGAAGGATCACCATTTGTTGCAATCTCAGGTTTCATGAAAGCTGCGTCATCCAACACAACGCACCAACAATACGTTCTAAAGTTCGACCAATAAGGATCATCACTTTGTCTAGTATATTTAAACTCTGGAGATGTATTCAATCCAAATAATTTTCCGTAATAACAGAAAAGGATTTCCAGGAAAGTACTCTTACCTGTGCTAGATGTAGCATAAACAAGCAATGACATTGGACATTTGCGTGGTTTCATAGCTGCTCTCTTAGTTAATTCATTTCCTCTTACGCGTCTCAATTCTGATACCATTTTAGATAAAGCCAATTTTTTCTTATTATCACCCCTAAAAGTTTTCAAATTATTTTCTCCAATTTCTATTTTTAAATCTAATTCAAAAAGATAATTAAATATATCTATTCCATGTGCTTCGGGGTTTGCTAAAAATTGACTTTGCTGTATCAAAATAATAGATTCTTCAAACCATTTGTCATCAACATAATAATCATTATATAGAGCATTAATGTCACCAGTTTTTATCCATCTATATACGCGCGTCAAAACAAAACTAATATTCCGGAAAACTGCGCTTATTGGGTTCCATTCAGATTGATTGAAGACAAGAGCTTTTCCATATTTAAAAATTAATTCTAATATACTCTTGTCGTGTAGATCTAATTTGAGATCTTTAAAATTGTCTTTCAAAACTATGAAAGAAATGAGCCCAAACACTTGTTTGAAAAATTCAGATTGTAAGAATTCCCAAATATTATTTATATCAAATTTTTCATCACTATGTAATTCTAAATTTCCAATATAATGTATTATCAAATCTACAACTTCATATGTCTTATATCCTCTATATTTAAGGAATCTAACAACTGAATTATATAAGCCGTAATTCTGGTAATCCTTATAGAAAAATAAAATATCCTCAAAAAGACCAGAAAGATACATTCCATCAATTTTAGTGTTATTATAGCCCTTCTTACATAAGTACTGGTTAATCATTAAAAGTAAATAATTATAATCTCCATCCAGCACCTTTTTGAAAGTGTACGAGTTATTTTGTGCCTCGTATTTTAAAAAGGACTCTTGAATCTTAATGGATTCAGAGTAAGGTTCGTAACCATCTGAGGTTAGGATGCATCCACCACACATCCGCGTTTGAATCAAGATATGAGAGCCTTTACCTAATCCGAATTCTCTTAGAGTAAAACCCCTTCGAAGAGGTTTATACCCATGTGTAATATAATAATCCATATTCGGAAATTGTAATTTCATCCATTTATCAATACTATCAATTATTTCATCTGTAGTTGTATGATAATAGGTATCATACTTGATTCTCCTATCCAAGCAACTTATATATATAAATTCTTGGATTTCCCCACAATTTTTATATTTTTTAAATTTTATATTTTTTATGAAGTTTTTTGTCTTTTGACGCAAACGACATATAAGAGGTTGGGTTACCTCAGGGGTACTGTCTTGTCGTACCATAATATCATGTGGAGATTGGATGGTCTCCTGAACACAGTCTTGTCGTGTTCCAAAAACATGTGAAGGTGTGGTTTCCTTCAAAACACAGTCTTGTCGTGTTTCAAAATTAGTCGTACTAAGGGAAGCTGCGAACAACTTGTCCATGTGAAGTCTACGGTACGCCTCTGATGCAAGCCCGGGTTACCGCCTACCCGGCCACACGGTTTTCAATGACTGTACTGCTGTTCCAGTCAAGGAGGTTCAGTCTTCACGCAAAAATCCTTCGTTTCGGTGCAATACCTATTTCCATCTCGATCATTACCGTACGTCGTAAATATCGATAAGTAACGAAGAATAATCTTGGATTTCCTCACCCAAACCAGTGGATTGGCGTCCATTTTTTACCGCTCAATGGTAACGTCGTGCCTCCTATGGAGAGGTTTTGTAGGAGTTCCACCCCCTACTAATAACTTCCAAACTAGAGTACACTTCGGTTTCCTCTATCACCGATGAAAGCACCGTTCAAATACATTCCTATCCCGCAGCGCGGGAACAACCTTGGGGGCTGTTTTTAACTTGCCGGAAGTATGAATAAGGACAAGGATCATATTTGGTATGACTCCAACATTTTCTAGCTAATGCCAAGTTCGCTCTTGGTAAATGCACCTTTCAACATGTAGTGCAATCATGACTAGCCTAATCTTGGTACCAAATGGGATGACGACCAGTACATTAAGTACCGAACCATCCAAAATTTTTCTTTATAAACGATAGGTCGAAAATTCCTATTATTACGAAAAATAACCTATTTGACAAAACATAAAGTGTACTTGCAAAAGCAAGTGGTGGTTGATATAACACTATCAACTAGCGCTTTTAATTCGGGTTAAGTCCCTACCGTAATAAGTTGTCACAAAGATTCATTTCAATATTTCTGAGTGTCACCGACATTATACACTGAATAATACAACCTGCGTGTCTACTGGAGATGCCTGGGAACTCTATTATGTATTAATATTCAGCAAACATCGCCATGTCTCACCATATCTAGTGAGTCTTCATAACTGTAGTACATTTCCGTTAAAGGAAATGTACT